GAACAGCAGATCAGCCACGGGAACCCCGTAATCCGGGAGCATGACCCGCTCCCCCGGCTGCGTGCCGATGAGCGCATTCACATGCTGGGCGATCTGCCTGTCCGGATTCGTCTCGACGGCGATAGTCCCGTCGGACGCTAGGCGAAACGGAAATGCAATCTCGGTAGGCATGCTTGCATTCTCCCAGGAATGCCTACCGAGATTGCACTTACGGTTCTACGTCAGATTCCGGGGAACGCGGCCTGGGAATCCGCGAGGACCTGGTTGTTCTGCGCCTGGATGTCGGCATCGACCGCCTGCCGTGCGACGTTGTAGTCCTCGGCGACCTGGTTGTAGCGCGGAGCCGCAGCGTTCGAGTTCGTCGCCTGCTCGGTGCTGACCCAGATGTCTCGGATGTAGGACTTGGCGGCCAACTGAACGAGGTCCACGTCCGGGGTGTCGACGTTGTTCGGGTAGCAGGTGTGGAACGCGGCAGCGACGCGCGGCCAGACGTCGTCAGGAACCGTGACGGTAATGTCAGGCATTAAGTGACTTCCTCACTTGGTGTAGGTGATACGCAACTGCGGAGGGTGGGAATCCCCGACACCGGCGAAGTACCCGTAGTAGGTCTTGTCGGTGCTGGATCCAAGATCCGCACCTAGCGTAATTCCACGATACGGGGTGGCCGCGTTCCAAGTTGAATTCCAGGACGACGGCAGGGTTACCCACTTTCCGGCACCAACGGGCCACGAGGAAACGGTGAGGTTCACTCCGGAACCACCGAAAGACGTTGGCTCGGTGGTTCCGGTGAATGCACCGATGTGCGCCGTGCCACCCCCGTTGTAGTACCAGTGGTTGTTGTAGAGGTAGACCTCGACCTTGGAGACCTTCGCCGTGGAACCCATGTCGGTGTAGGGCTGGGTGCCGAAGTAGACCATCGACTTCTGCGTGCCCCAGGTGCTGGAGTAGTAGCCCTGGTACACAGTGCCGTCGGTGTATCCGGCGTTTCCGTACCGGCGGGACCACACGGCGTTGTAGGTCTTGGTGTATGTCTTGGTGGCCGTCACGGCCGCACCGCCCGTGTTGTACACACCGTTCTCGGGCAGGGCCGGGCCGATGTCCTCGACGTAGAAGTCCGAGGACTGCGCGGGGCTGTAGTTGCGCAGGCCCCAGCCGGTGGCGTTGCCCGCGTGCTGCGTGGCGGTCCACAGGATCCGGTGGTCGCCGGGCGCCAGGGCCGTGGTGCTGCTGTACAGGCCGCCCGCGTCGGAGGAGCAGACGATGATGCCTTCCACGACGGTGGTGCCATCAGTGCCCCCGCCGTCGTAGTACATGCCGAAGCAGCGGGCGATGGTCTGGTCCGTGACCCTCGGGCTGGCGCCGGTCGGGTTCATGATCGTGCACCCGTTGAGGGACGTCGTCGTGGCGGCGACGTTGATGCGGTTCTCCAGCACCTGCGTGCCCGTGCCGCCGTTGAAGTCGAACTGGGAGCGGCCGACGATGCGGTACATACGTCCCTCGACGGCCGTGAAGGCCAGCTCGATCAGGCCGGTGTCCGTCGTGTAGTAGGTCGAGGAGGTTGGCTTGTTCGTCCAGCCGCGCTCGTAGGTGACCATGCCCCACGGCATGTTCCACAGGAGTTGTCCCAACTCCTGGCCCTGGTACCAGATCTGTCCGGTCGGGTCGTCGGAGGCCGCCCCAGCCGGACGCTGCGGCGTCCAGAGGGAGTTGAAGGTGCCGACGCCGTTGGGGTCGACGCTGGCCTTACCGCCCGCGAAGGTGGCGTAGGCGTTGGACGTGGTCAGTTCCGTGCCGAGCGTTCCGTCCGGCCCGAACAGTCGGATACCTGCGGCCGAGATGTCCGTGGCGCCGTAGCCCTCGCGCATGACGAGTACGTCGTCGATGCACAGCCAGTAGGTGGTCGTCGTGTTGAGTCCGTTGGTGGCCGGTGAGTTGTTCGTGAAGGAGACCCGACCCCACAGGGCCCCCGTCGGCGCCGTCATCTCGAAGATGTCCTCGGAGTACCCAGAGTTGTTGTTGACGGCGTAGTTGTTGACTCCGCCCATCTGGTCGGTCCAGGTGACCTTGTCCGGGCTGGTCTCGAAGGTGACCTGGATACCTCCCTGGCCGTAGTACCAGTAGCGGAGCATGTAGGTGGATGCGGCGACCACGGGGAACGGGTCGCTGACGATCTTGGCCCAGCCGGTGTTGAGGGCGCCGAGGGAGGCTTTGCCCTGGCCGGAACGTGCAGGTGCAACACCCGAACCGATCTCGATCTTCGAGATGTTGTTGCCGTCGATGGAGGAGGAGGTCCACCCAGTCATGGCGGTGTCCTCGAAGCCCGGGTTGGAGACGAGGTTGCCGGATACCGCGCCCAGGGACAGGTGTGCGGCGTTCACGTTGCCCAGGTTGATGTTGGCCGAGTTGACCTGGCCGGTCTCGACGACCTCGATGGTGAACATGTCGAGTTCGGCCGTGCCGGTCCCGCCCGAGTAGTTCAGGTACAGACACGGGCTGATGTACTTCACGTTCTGGTGCAGCCGCATCGGGCTGGTCGGATTGTTGTTGGTGCCTGCGTCACCGGTCGCGGCAGTGCCCCTGATGTATCCGGTGAAGACCTGCCAGCCCGCACCTGCGGTCAGCGGCTGGGCGCGGGCAGCACAGTAAGCCTGACTGCCGGTGGAGTTCGAGCCGCTGATGTTGACCAAGGTGACACCGTCGGACGCGATGCCGGTGACGCCGACGTAGCAGGTCTGGTTGGTGCCCGGAGTGGAGTTGGCGACGGTCTGCCGGACGCGGGCGGTTACCCGGTAGGTGACTCCCGGGTCGAAGGGTATGAGCAGGTCCGGCCGGTAGGCGCCCTGAAGGTATCCCACAGCGCGCATGACGGTGCCGCCCGAGGCCGCGTCGGTGACGTTGACCGAGGTGATGGTGGCGGTGCCGCTGGGGCCGTTCCTCCACTTGCTGGCGTCTGAGCCGAAGTCGTAGAACTTCTGGCCGACGGTGGCCTGGAGTCCTGCGTTGAACTTGTCGACGGTCAGGGTGCCCGCAGTGATCTTGCTGGCGGTGAGTGATCCGTCTACCACGAGTGAGTTGTCGACGGCCTTGCGCATCTTGACGTTGGTGACGAACCACGAACCGGCAGCAGTAGTCGGCGTCGTCTGGAGCGATCCGACGCCGAAGGTCGCCAGGTACTTCCCGGACGGGATGGTGATCTGGCCGCTGATCTTGGTCCAGGTCTGCGCTGCGGACGGAGCGACGTTGGGGGAGGTGGACGGCCAGGAGATGTTGTTGCCGGAGGCGTCCCACGTCGAGAGGAAGAACCGCAGGTTGGCGTTGCAGTCGCTGGAGGCGACGACCCACGCCTCGACGTAGTACGCCTCCCCCGGGGTTACCGCCATACCGGTCGTCGTGGTGTTCGTGTGCTTCCACGTGAGGTCAGTGTTGAGGCTGGTCTGGTTGGTGAGTTTGGCGACCCACGAAGCCGGAGCACCTGTAGGAACGCTGGCGTCGCTGGCGGCCGTGCGGACGACGTTGGTGCTCCAGTTCCAGGCGGTGCTGTTCTGCGTGAACTGGGGGTCCAGGAGGATGTTCGACGTATCGCCGATGATCATCTTGTCCGTCGTGATGGACCGGGCCCCGATCACGGAGGCGCTGATGACGCCAGTGGTTATCGAGCCGCCGTTGATCGTCGTTGTGGTCGGGATGGTGCTGTTATTCAACTGGTTGGCCGGGATGCTGACGCCCGCGCCGATGGAGTCGGTGACCGTGGTCGCCGAGGACGCCGTCGTCGCCGTCGTCGCGGAACCCGCCGTGGCCGCAGAGGAGACCTGACCGGAGACGTTCCCGCCGGAGACGACGAGGTTGGTGGCGTCGATCTGGGATGCGGTCAGCCTCCCCACCGTGATCTTGGAGGCGTCGATGGACGCGATGACTCCGCTCTGGGCGGTGATCGTTCCGGCTGCCATCTGGTTGGCCGTGATCGTGTTCGCCGCGATCTGGTTGGCCGTGATCGTGTTGGCCGCCAGCCGGTCGCCCGTGATGGACCCGGCCAGGATCTGCGTGGAGGTCAGCGTTCCCGAGGTGATCTTCGAGGCGTCCAGCGACCCGGTCGCAATGCGCGCAGCGTTGAGCGTGCCGACGTTGATCTTGCCCGCGTCGAGGTCGGAGATCTTGGCGTTGTTGATGGCCGCGTCGGCGATCTGCGCGTTGCCGATGGCACCGTTGATGATCTTTGCCGAGCCGATCGTGGCGTCGGCGAGCTGCGTGCCGGTGACCGCGTTGTTGGCGATGTTCGTGGTGCCAACGGCCAGGGCCGCCAGCTTGCCTGCCTCGACAGCCCCGTTGGCTATGTTCGCGGCCTGGACGGCGTTTGCCGCCAGCTTGGTGTTGTCGATGGCGCCGACTGCGATCTTCGCGGCCGTCAATGAGGCGTCGAGGATGTCCTGGGCGACGGCCTGCTTGGGGGTATCGGAGTTCGCGCCGGACGGGGCCGAGGCGATGCCGACCTTGGAGTAGGCGATCAACCGGTAGTAGTAGGCGCTGCCGTAGTTCTGGATGGAGTCGTACAGGAAGTCCGGGCCGGGCAGCGTGCCGATCACGACGGGGTTGGAGAACGCCGAGGTGGTGTCCCGCTGCACCTGCACGTGGGAGAAGATCGCAGGCATTGCCGTGCCGGTGTTGTCCTTGCCGTCCCAGGTGACCCGAAGGCCGCCGAGTACCCCGAGGACCCCCGGCGCGGAGGGCACCGGAGGCGGGGTGGAAGCGGACGCCGTGGTGAGGTTGGCGCTCGCCCACAGGGAGGTGTTGCTGCTGGTGTCGAAGGCCGCGACCCTCACGTAGAGGGTCACGCCGGTATTAAGCCCGTCGAGGAGGACCAGGTCCTCCGTGGTCACGAAGCCGCCGCTCCAGTTGCTGTTGTCGTAGGAGGTCTGGAGCAGGTAGTGGGACAGGTCAGTGAGTGCGGTCCCGTCCTGGTTCTCCGTGGGCGGGGTCCAACTCGCTGTCACGCGGGCCCGGGTGGCGCCCTCGTCGGTGACGTACTGCACCGTGGTGAGGGTGAGCGCGGTCGGTTCCTTGGGCGGCAGGGCGTCCAGCTCGCTGCCGGAGGAGACCTGGTCCTGGACGTCCTTGATGCCGAGCGGGGAGTAGACCGGCTTGGTTATGTCCCCACCGGAGAACTGCACCCATACCGTCTGCCCGACCGGCGGGATCGTGTTGGTCGGGGAAGCAGGAACGGACCAGGCGCTCTCGGCGTTTCCGAGAACCTGGGGAATGAGCAGCGTGACGCGGGCCTCATTCAGCGGGTCCTGGTTATTGGCCACGCTCGCCCGGTACATTCCCAGCACCGGATCAGCCGACATTGATGTCCTCCAGAAGACTCGATTCCCAGAACTGCTTGTTCCTCAAGACAGCCGGGACGGTATCGAATTTGAATCGCTTGTTCGCATCGCTCCGGAATGTTACCGCGTAGGGCTGGTCCCTTTCCGCATCGACAGTCGTGGTGAACACCCATCCGGAATTGCTCTTGTCCCGGTTGATGATGTGCTTGGTGCCGGTCACCATCCACCGGCCGGTACGGTCCGGAGAAAGGGAACGTCCGGTGATAGCGACCAGCGTCCCCGGGGCGATCTTTGCCGTGCCGTACAGCGTGGCCTGCATGGTGATCCAGCCACGCGAGGCGAGCGTGCGGGCTTCCATAAGCGCCTGCGCGTCCGCGTAGTTGTCGACGGCCCGAGCGGTCGTTATGGAATTGAGGAATGCAGCCGCCCCGGTATTCGACGCAGACGAAGCCTTGATCACCCGGCCGGTTTTCGCGTCCAGGCCGGAGATACTGCTGGTGCCCGTTGTGCCGTTCTGGCGGGGAACCATGGTGCCCGCGAGGATCGACAACTCCCGGATGGTGTCCATCACCCCGGGCTGCTGGTTCTTGGAGAACACCGGGATGTTCTGGGCCTTCTGTCCCAGAAGGAGGACGCGCGGGTCGAGGAAGTAGAGCGTCGTCCCTTCCACCCAAAACCGGAAGCCAACTTCGTGCGCCAGGTCCTGGAGGAGTTTGAAGTCGCTCTGTCCGCTCTGGGCCCAGTAGGTGAGCCTCCGGGAGGACGGGGAGATGACGGTACGCAGCCCGTTCTGGCGTCCTACCTGGCGGACGATGGATGTGGGGCTGACGTTCTTCCATGACCTGGTCCGCTGGATGTTCAGCGGCAGGCTGGTGCCAATGCACACGTAGCGCGTGGTCACCGTCTTGGAACTGTTGCTGGCCAGGACGCTGGAGTGGTGCACGTAGCCGTACCAGCGGACGACGTCGTTGGGGCTGCGGCCGTAGTCGAGCACGACAGGGGCCAGCTCGGGGTAGGCCGAGCTGGCGGCGCTGGTCGTCACGTCCACGATCGCCATGGAGTGCGTGCCGTAGCCCTCACGGACCTCGACGCGCTTGATGTAGTTGGTTATCCGGTTGCCGGAGATGGTCAGGCCGGTGACAGGTGTCGGCTCAGGCATTCGGGATCCTGATGATCTGCCCCGGAGTCAGGACGGTCCAGTCCAGTACCTCGGGATTGGCGTCGGCGATGTTCCACCACATCCGTGCGTCGCCGAAGTACTGCACGGCGAGCAGGTCGATCCGGTCGGCGCCGGTCAACTGGTGGTAGGTGAAGTTGAACGACCACTCGCGCTGCTGTCCGGGCACGATGGTGAGGTTCGTGCCGCGCCCGGAGGCAACCAGCGTGAGGGTCGAGTCTGCGTACCGGGAGTCAGCGGAGATCATCGTCCACCCTTTCCGTTTGCCCCTTTAGCGAAGTCGTCCGGGGTCATTCCTGCGGGGAGCCTTCCGAAGGACACGAATTCTCCGCCGCCCTTCGGCTTCGGAAGCAACTGCATGGTGATGGACACCTGACAGCGGGACGGGATCATCTGCTGATTCCAGTGGGTGTACTGGATTTCGAGGTCCTGGATGACCCCGTAGTAGTTCAGGGTGTCGCCGACGACGAGGTAGACCGGGACGTACAGCATGGGACCGGCCGCGTCGAAACTGAACTGCCCCTTTCGGAACGACTTCGAGGAGTCGCCCGTGGCGTCTGCCCCCTCGCCGGTTACGTCTACAGATGCGGAGATGCCGGTGATCTTGTAGAGCATGGAAATGTCCCAGCCCACGCCGAGAGCAGGTACGAATACGTTCTCGGCGCCGGTCACCCGGGAGGAGTCCCACATCTCGTAAGTACGGTCGAACAGCAGGTTGAACTGAACCGTCTGCTGCAACGGCATAAGGAAGTCCTTTGCCGTCACGTCGTTCGGGTTGAGAGCGTTGTCGTCCGCCTGGACCGCTGAATTCACGGAGTGCGAAACATTCAGGACGCTCGGGTTGTACAGGAAATTGCACCGGTAGCGCACGCCGTCTACCGGCTTCTCCTGAATGATGAAGCCCCGGCTCAACTTCTTACCCCCGCCCACGAGTGACTGAAGGCCGGGGAGTTTCGTTATCCGTGGGTCGAAAGAGCCGTTGTCCTGGATCCGCGTAGCCATTAGTTTCCTGCCGCGATGAGGTTGATTCGGTTGTCCTCGGCGATGGCCTGCATGAACTGCTGGGCAGCATCCCGGGCCGCGCGCTGGTCCATGACGCCCTGCACCTGCACGGTGATCGCACCGGAGTGAAAGTTCAGGGTGGGCGTGGCGCCCTTGGTATTAAGCCCGCCGACGGAGGACATGGCGTTGTTCCCGGCCAGGACCTTGCGCATGGCGTCTGCCTGGTAGGCCGGGATGATCATCTCGCCCGCGTGGACGCGTGCCGTCTGGTCGACGTCGATGTTCGTCGAGCCGACTGCGTAGCCCTTGTACTTGCCACCGTTGGCCATGGACTTGATGCCCGGTGCGTTGTCCAGCGTGCCGTAGCGCGACTCCTCGTAGCGCACGCCCGCGATGATGTTGTCGACGGGGTTCCAGATGTCCTTGTGGCCCTTGATCGAGTACGCGTTGAACGTCGAGTCGATCGTCTGCATGATGCCCTTGGACGGGTGCCCCGCCCTGGCGTTGGAGTCGGTGCGGTTGATCGCGTGAGGGTTACCCGACGACTCGTGCTGGATCATCGTGTTGACGATGGACTCGTTCTTCTTGGTGTCCTGGTGCAGGATCCCGAGCGCCGTCTTGATCCACTTCTTGACGTTGCCGGACGGCATGTTGGTCGGGATCGCGTCGTTGGAGGCGTCGTTCGTCGAGTCCTTGCTGCCTGCGTCGGAGCCGATGCCTGCGCCGGTCGAGGTGATGCCGGACGCGATGGCGTCAGCCTCCTCGATCGAGCCGTACGAGCCGACGTCACCGCCGAAGCCCATGGTGGACAGGCGGTTGGAGTCCGAACCGGCCGTCTCCTCGGTGTCGCTGGAGGGGTCTCCGAGGTTGCCGACGGAACCGAGGACCCGCACAGCGTTGGTGAACTCGCTCGGCCGGAAGGACCGGACGCGGACCACGGCTCCCGTGTGCGGCGCCTCAATGATCTTGCCGCCGCCTATGCACATCACGACGTGGTGCGCTGGGTTGCCGTTGAAGAGCAGGTCTCCCGCGCGCACGTCGCTGAGGTTGACCTTCTTGCCCGCCCGCTGCTGCTGCGCGGCCGTACGGGGCAGGGACACGCCGATCTGCCGGAACGAGTACTGGATCAGGCCGGAGCAGTCGAAGCCCTTCGGAGTGCTGCCACCCCAGACGTACTTCACGCCCAGGTACCTCATGGCGACCTTGATCACGGCCGCTGCCGTCTTGCCCGCGCCCTGCGTACCTGTGGCCTTCGCGCCGGACGTCTTGCTACCCGTGGCGGAAGCCGCGCCGCCCGAGCCACCAGCACCACCGAAGAAGTTGCTGACGATGCCCGTGCCCGCGCCGATCACACCACCGACCGCTGCACCGATACCGGTACCGATGACCGGGACGACGGAGCCGATGGCCGCACCCGTCAGGGCGCCCGCTCCCGCGTCGACAGCGACGTGGCCCCACTTGTTGCCGGTCGAGCCCTTCTTGCTGACGTGGTCGACGACCTTCGAGCCGAAGTGGTGGGTGAGGTAGGCGCCGATACCGAAGCCGCCAGCAGCGCCCAGAGCGGCCCCAGACAGGTCCAGGGCACCTCCCAGAGCACCGAAGCCCGCGGCCTCTCCCGTGCCGCCACCCAGGGCCGCGCGAGCAGCACCGAGCAGGCCACCGCCTCCGCTTCCGCCCATACCGGCCAGGCGGCCCACCGAGGCGAGACCGCGCATGGTGCCGTAGGCGCCGATGCCGGAGCCGATGCTGGAGCCCAGCAGGGAGCCAGCACCGCCAGTGAAGCCGAGGACGGAGTCCGCGCCGGTCGACTTCAGGACGCCCTGGAGCGCCGTGGAGAACATGTCCAGGTACTTCGTCGCGGTCTGGAGACCGGACGTGAAGGCGTCGTTGGTGTTGACTTCCTGGTTCCGCAGGGTGCCCGCGCGGGTCATCAGGGTGTTGGCGGTCGACCCACCGATGCCCAGCTTTCCGAGCGCGCTCTGGGCGGCGTTCTTCTTCTCCTGCGTGGACCCGCTATCGCGCTGGTTGGCGAGGCTGACGTACGTCTGCGCAGAACCGCCGTGGATCTGCGCGAGCATCATGCCCTTGAGTTCACCCTTGACCAGTTGCAGGGTGTTCTGGTCCAGGCCCCAGGAGTTCAGCGACTGGTTCAAGCCCGAGCCCGGGTCGTCGAGGGTTGCCGACAACTGCGCGTTCGTCTTGACCCGCTTGAGTTCCGGGAACCGCTGGTAGATCTGCTGGGCGATCTGGCGAGGGCTCTGCTTCGTGCCGTTCTTGATCGTCTGGATGCCCATGCCGCGCAGCGTGTTGTACGTCGTAGCACTCCACGCTGCGGCCGTACCCTGCGCACGCTGCGCCTCGGACATGCCCGGGTTCAGGTAGCCCGAGGTGCCCTTGACGTAGTTCCAGTTCGTGTTGAAGTTCGCAGAGCCGGGCGACAGGCCCATCTGCGACATCGTGGCGTAGGCCGACGCCGCGTCCTGGGTGGACTGGGCGGTGAAGTTGTTCTTGAAGGCCGCGTCACGCAGCGTGTGCCAGGACTGGGACGAGTACTGCGCCGCCTGGTAGGCGGTCGTCTGCATGTCGACCTGGTCGGGCAACTGCTTCTGTCCCCAGGCGACGACGCCCTGGAGGCCGCTCTTGAGGGTGTAGCGACTCCTCTGGCCGCCGTTGTTTCCCGAACCACCGCCCAGACGGGGGGTGTTCGTGCCACCGGAACCACCAGAACCGCCGGAGCCTCCGTTGTTGGATGCACCGCCACCCTGCGAGCCGTTGTTGGAGAAGCGGACGGCGCCCCCGTTACCGGCACTGCCGACGTTACGGGCGTAGTTGCTGGTGCCGTTCCATACGTCGCCCAGCGCCAGTCCCATACCCCGGGAACGGGACATCTGCCCGACTCCGGTGTTTACGCCCTTGAGACCCTTGTTCAGGTCGTTGATGGTACGCGTCAGGGCAGAGATCGCGTCCTGGGCCTTATTCCACCCCAGGAGCGTTCCCTGCCCCGCCACAGTGCTCTCAGCCATTCTCTGCCTCAGCAATTCGCCTATGTCGCTGCGCCCTGAACCACTTCACCCAGTGAAGACGCTCGCGCACGGTCAACCGGCGAATCTCGCTGAGGCTCCACGCCGGACTTAGTTCGACTAGTTGCTCGTATTCGAAGTACGTGTCGTGGTAGTTACAGGCCCTGAAACAGATCCCCCGCCGAAATGAAGAGGGGGACCTCCTTTCCGCACGAATCGTGCGTGAACTTGACCCCATTGTACTGAGGGCCGGGCTGCTTGTTCTCAATCGCATCGAGGATGCGCTGTCGGTCCACGATGCCCAGAGAGCGGGCGAACTCGGGATTTCCGGTGACGGCATTCTCGCTGCCGTCGGCCTCGACCACGGAAATGAGGCAGCGGGAAAGCAGGAGGGTGTTCTGCTCGGAGTCGGTGCTGCGGTCGGCGATGGCGAGGACTGCGTCCTGGTCGTTGCCGACGGGAAGCCGGACGAATGCCTTACGGCCCTTTCGCAGTTCGACTTCGAAGATGCGCTGGGACGGGTCCTCCAGGCGCCGGATGGGGATCTCGTCGAGGGTGACGGACAGGCGGAACTCCTCGCCGCAGTGCATGCAGGAGTACCGCTCCCAGACGATGTCGTCGCCGTAGGTCGCGCGACGGATCTCCAGAAGGAGCATGTCGCGGTCACCGAGCAGGAGGTTGGACAGCAGGACGGGGCTGGTCTTTTCGCCGCCCACGGAAACAGTTCCGGAGGCGAGCAGGGTGGAGAAGAACTTGCCGACACCGCCCTGGCGGGCCTTGGTGATGGCCTCTTCGTCCGCGCCGGTCAGTTCCCGGACCTCGGCGTCGTAACGGGTGCTGGGGAAGTCGTTGCCCAAGACGTAGCCTCCCGGCAGGCGGAAATTACCACCTGCCGGGAGAGCGATCTCGGGCTTTGCGACCTCGCCCCCCTGGTTGAGCACTGCCGCAATGGCGGCGTTTGCTGCACCGGGGTTCGCAAGGGGGCTGGAGTACCCCTCGGTATTAAGGTCGGTAGCCACTGGTTTTGCTCCTAGTCGAGTCTCGGGAATCCGCTATTAGAAACTAACGGAAGACGAGCCCGTGCTGTTAGCCAACTTGAACTCGAACCCCTCGTGAGCGAGGGTCATCTGCTGGACGATGATCGCGTTGGCGCCCGCGTCCAGGTCCGAGAAGGCCACCGCCGTGGGCCACGCGTTGTAAACGCGGAACGCGGCCTTGGCGGGAGTGGCGCCGGAAGTAACCGGGTGGTCGAGCACCTTGATGTCGACCATGTGCCGGAATTCCGCACCGGCCTTTCCGTTTCCGGTTCCCTGGAGGACAGTGAACAACTGCCGCATCCAGTCCATCATCTGCGAGTCGCCGACCGCGAGGCCCTTGGAAAGGGTGATGGGGGCGAAGTCGCTCTGCCCTGGCATCTTCTGGGTCGTTGTGTTCATACCGCCCTCGCGGTACGGAATCACCTCGGTCGTGACGTTCAGACCCGAAACGGACATGAAGCCCATGCGGGCGAAGCCCTTGATGCCCGGGTGCTGGATCTGGACCTGGAACTTGAAGTTCCGAAGCGGGTCCGTCGCGATGTGTCCGACGGTGGACGTGGTCGTAGCCATCAGTGGGTTACCTCTCAGGAAGTGGCCGTGCTGTCAGTGGCGGAGGAACCACCGCTGAACTGGCCGATCTCGATGACGATGAATTCGGCCGGGGTCTGGAGAGCGACACCGACGGAGATGTTCACGACCCCGTTCGCCACCGACGCGGCGGTGTTGTTGGTCGAGTCGCACACCACGAAGAACGCCTGCTCCGGAGTGGTTCCGGCCAGCACGCCCGTCTGCATGAGGGTCAGCAGGTACTGCGAGATGACCGCGTTGACCTGGTCCCACAGGATCGAGTCGTTGGGCTCGAAGACGGCGAACCGGGTGGCGTCGAGGATGCCCTTCTTGATCAGCATCAGCGACCGGCGGACGGAGACGTACCGGTCGGGCATGCCCGTCGACAGGGTGCGGGCGCCGTAGATGACGAAGCCGGTGCCGGGCAGCGACTTCAGCACGTTGATGCCTGCGACGTTGAGGTTGTCCTGGTCGTCGTTGGAGAACCGGAACTGCACGTCCAGCACGCCCTTGAGGACCGTGTCGACACCGGCCGGGGGCTTCTGCACACCACGGGAGGCGTCGGTACGGCTGTACTGGCCGAGCACCGCACCACCAGGAGGCAGCAGCCGGGCCGAGCCGGACGACGTCGTGGCCGGGTCGTTGACGATCAGCCACGGGCCGTAGATGGCCGCGTAGGACGACGAGCGGATCGCGGAGCCACCCGTGGACATGCCCTGGAGGCTCAGCGCGTAGGAGTGGGCGTTGTCGGCAGACGTGGCCTTCGCACCGTCCACGACGACGAACACCGAGCCCTGGTCCTCGGCCCACTGGATGATCGGGTTGAGCACCGTCGCGTCGGTGACGCCCGGCACGTTCAGGACGAGGTTGTCCTCGACGATCTCCAGCCGCTGGGCAGCAGTGGCCAGGTCGAGCGCGGCGACGCCGTCGGTGCCACCAGTCAGCGCGGTGCCCGTCTGTACGGCCGGGGAGTGGGTGGGACCCCACGTGGTATTAAGCAGGCTCTGGACCTGGATGAAGGACGAGCCGGTGACCGGGGAGTTGATCAGGGCCTGCGCGTTGCGGGAGTCGGCCGGGTCCAGGGAGACGTCGGAGAAACGCTCCTTGAGGTACGCGGAGGTGTCCCCGCCCACGTAGACGTACATGTCGAACCGGCCGGAGCCGGTGGCACCCGGAACGATGTCGACGTAGACCTGGTTGCCCCACGTTCCCGGGGAGATCGCGGTGACCTTGAGGGTCGGCTCAGGCGTGCCCTCGGTGTCGTCCAGGGAGACGGACGCTGCGACCGCGTCGGAGGCCGCCGCGCGCACGATGTAGGCGCTGTTGCCGCCGTTGTTGAAGAACTGGTAGACGGCGAACGGGAGCAGGTCCGAGGTGTCGCCGAAGCCGCCGTAGGTGGCGACGTACTGCGAGAAGGACGAGACCAGGGTCGGCGCCAGCGGGCCGCCCTGCTTGGAGGTGCCGACGAAGGCCGCAACGGACTCGCCGGGAGTCGTCGCGGTCTGCGCGAGCGGGGTAAGCGTCTCGTCGATGTAGACACCGGGCCGCTTGTAGACAGTCATCTGTTTCTCCTGGGTGAAAGTGAATTCCTGGGGTTACGAATCCTGAGTCCGAGTCATGGGCGAGTTACGTTGTCCGTGAAGTACTCGAAGTCCAGCGCCACACTGGTCGCCTTGACGTACGCGTCAGCGACGGACTGAAGCATTTCGCTGGACACAGAGATCAGGTATTCGCGACGGAACAGACGCTTTCCGTTCTCGTCACGGGTGTCGGCCAGCTCGGGGCCGCCGAGAAGATCCAGTCGACGTACCGTTCCGTCCTCGGGGATCTCCAGAAATCCGAACCGCGCAGGAATCCGATCGCGCTGCATCATCGAAGACGCCAGCGCAATGTCGTGCTCTGCGAGACGGGTGAAGACCATGACGCGGTACCGCAGATCGAAGGGGATCGGGTACTCGACGAGGTACGGGGACTGCGTGACGTCGTAGGAGGTGTCTCCCTCCGCCCACCAGCCGGTCGTGCCCTCGGGGGCGTACGGCAGGTAGACGGGGCCACGGTGCTCCCGCTCGTCGGCCTTCTCGATACCCGCGTGCTCGATGACGATCAGGGGGAAGGTCTGCGTCGCCAGCTCTACCTCGGGAATGCGGTAACGCACCGGAACGGGTCGTCCGTCCGGTGCATTCGCGTCGGTGACAGAGAGGCCCTGGAGTTTCGCCTTAACGGCGCGGTCCTCGTTGATGAGCCATGGCAAAGCGGGCCTCACGGGTCTCGAATAGCGGAAGTCTTCCGCCATTCAGGATCCCAAGAAAGCCGGAGAAGTTTATAAACCGCTACTGGGACCAGTGCTTGAACTGGGCGTCATTTACCAACTCGTCCGGCTTCATCTGTACGCACTCGATGCCAACGATGATGTCCCGGTTCTGAATCTGTCCCAGAACCGAAATGGACGTGACCCGGAAAACCGAGGTGTCGTAGACGATCCGGTCGACGAGGTACTTCCCGTGGTCGATGTCCTGGTCGGTGAACCCCATCTTCCGCATGCTGTCGAACGACGCGGTGATGGAGAGGTTGTCGACGGTGTACAGACCCTGCGGGGTGTCCTGCGAGGCGCCCTGGCTGTGTATGACGTGCAGGGCCGGGATCCGGTACGGGCCGATGAAGGTCTTCCCCTGGCCCGTCGCCTCGTCGTACAGGTCGTCCCCGGCCGGGTCGGTGTGGGAGTAGCGGTAGTACTGGACCATCTCGCCGATCTCGTGCTGGCGTCCCCGCAGGGACGCCATGATCTCGGTGGTCTCGTAGTTGGCGTTGAAGCGGCCGGAGCGCTTCCAGTCCAGGCGGCCCATCAGAAGTACCCGCCCCAGGTCTGCGACGGGATGCCGGACTCGTCGTCGTTCTGGTGGCCCGGCCCGATCGGCGGGAGGACCCGCTTGGGCAGCGAGTAGTCGTCGTACTCGCGCTCACGGAAGATCGGCACGAGACGCCCGGTCGTACGGGAGACGCGTCGGAGGTTGGTGACCTCGATCGCGTACAGGCCGACGCCCATCTTCTCGCAGAGCATCTTGTACCGCTCGGTGAGCAGTTCGATCTGCTTCTGGATCTGCGCGAACCGCTGTCCACGGTCGACGGAAGTACCGTCGGCGGTCTGGACGTTGATGTCCGTGGCCGCATCAGTGGCCAGCGCCCACATCGCCTCTGTGCAGGCCAGCATGACGATCATGACGTCTTCCTCCGGCGGGAGGCTGGCGAAGTCGACGGGCTCATCGTCGTAGCGGATGAACCCGTTCGTATCCCGGTAGCGCGTGGCGATGGTCCGGCCACGGTTGTGCTGGGCGAACGCGTCGTTGAGGTACACGTCCAGCTCGTCGTCGGCGAACAGGCTGAAGGACTGCCCGGACACGAGCAGCAGAGCGTCCAGCGGCAGCGCAGCATTCAGGGTGAGGATGCCGTTCAGCGCGTCCAGGACGTAGTCGTTGGCGGTGAGCACCGTCTGCGTGGTGCCGACGACCTGGACCGCCTCCAGGCCGGTGACGTTGTTCGCGCTCAGTTCGTACTCAGCGACGTCCCCGGTGCCCCGGATGGTGTCGCGGAACGGCGTGAGCCGGTCGCCCAGCTCGCTCCTCACCCGCGACCGCAGGTCTTCAAGCGTGGCCATTCCGCGACTCCGATCAGGTATTAAGGGTCAGCGCGCCAGCGGCGATCTGAAGGCTCTCGTTCGTCGCCGCCTGGAGCGGGCTGTCGATCGGCCACGCGTAGATGACGGTGCCGGTCGTGCCGGACGCGGAGGTGACCAGGGCCGCGAACGTGGCAGCGTCGGTCATGTCGGCGGTGAACGGGCCGAAGAACAGCAGGGCGTTGTTTCCTGTGGTCATCGGGGCGCCGGTCGGCGCGGTCCACACGACCTGCTGCCGGGCGTACCCGGCCGTGGAGACCTCCGGCAGGGCGGTCATGCTGTAGGTGCCGTCCTCCTGCGTCGGGTCAGCGATCAGCAGGGCCAGGTAAGTCGAACGCGGCGCTGTGTAGGCGACAGCCCTGCCGGTGAGGAAGTCCAGGGCGTTACCGGCCCAGGTGGGGTTCGTACCGGCCATCAGGCATCAACCTTCTTGAACATGCGCGTGAAGTCGGACAGGTGCAGGGTGAACTGCCGGATCGCCTGGCCCGGCGCGTGGTCGCCCTTGTCGGTGATGACGTGGGTGTCGTAGACGTGCGCGAGCAGGACGGAGTCCTCGCCTGCGTGGCCGATGCCAGCGGTGCCCGCCGGGTGTACGTCAACCACGACCACCGTGGAGCCGGTGGGCAGGTGACCCAGTCCGGCTCCGTGGCCCTCGGCGTTCTCCAGCACGTACGCCTCACCCATGGACGGGGAGGGGGCGGGAGTAGTCATCAGTGCTCTCCTTGAGCCGATCAGTGCCAGATGTAGCCGAGGGAGTCGAGGTGGTCGTAGATCGCCTTCGGCGCCTTGTAGCGCACGCCCTCCTCGAAGTCGTAGTGGTTGCCGTGGCCGTAGGTCATCTGCTCGATGCTGGTGTTCACGCGGAACTCGCGCATCGGGGTCTCGACCTCGACCGCGTCGGCAACCTCGATGGGGGCCGGGGCCGGAGGGGCGGACAGGTCGCGGGGCTTGACCTCGACGACGGTGTTCTCCTTCTCCTCGGCCGCAGCAGCGTTGATGAGGGCGATCTCCCCTTCGCGCTGCTTCAGTTCCTCGGCGTGATCCTTGGCGAGTGCGGCCTTGTTGCGGCCGGTCAGGTCGCCGGGACGGGCAACGTTACGTGCAGCCATTGTTGTTTCTCCGTGTTCGGGACTCGTTTATGTGAAGCGGTACTACTTTAACGAGGAAGGGGAGCGGTCCTGGTAATCCAGAAAACCGCTCCCCTAACCCGTGGACTAGCCGGTTACCACGACTACCAACTCAACTTGGATTCCTTTCGGAATCGCAGGCTCAGTTGGTCTCCGCGACGAGGACCGCCTGGTCGGTGATGAGGCCGAGACCCCAAATCGCGTACCAGGCCAGCGCGTGCTCTCGCCCGAAGTCGAGAATGCCGCCGTCGCGCAGTTCGACCGGGAGCGAAATGGCGTGGCCGAAGGCGTTGTCGCCCAGGAAGATGGACTGGTAGACCGTCTGCGGAGAGGCGTTGGCGTTGGTGTACTGCTTGACCTGCGTGGTCTCGATGAAAACCACGTCATTGAGGCGGCCGATCTCACCCAAAAGGAAATTCCCCGGGGCCGCGTACTTGGTGACCTCGATGAACTCAGGGTCATCACGCAGAGAACGGCTCTGGTGCGGGTGGACGAAGCAGACGTAGGTCTCGCCCAGACGCGGGACGTTCTTCGTCGCCAGGGTCTCCACGGCGTCCTTGACGAGCGCCGAGGTGAACTTGTAGGTGCCGTCCAGGCTGTTGGAGTCGGTGACCGTGCTGCCCTTGGTGTACACACCCATGCCGGACATCGCGCTCGTCTGGGCGTACTTGTTGTAGCCCCAGATCTTCGAGGACGCCTGGAGCAGGGTGTCCCTAGCGGACTGGTCCAGGTAGAGAGCCATGTTGCGTCCGAGCAGGCGCGATGCGCTCGCCATGACGTCGTCGAACGAGGCGTTGAGCAGCAACTCGGAGACGGCGACCGCGTAGCCGTGCTCGGCGACGGTGATCGAGAACTGGCTGGCCGAGAGGGCGTTGGTCTGCATGCGGACGCCTTCAACCAACTGGCTGGCGGAGCCCAGGTTGTTGTACCGCATGAAGTTGATCGTCAGACCGGGCTGAACGCCCAATTCGGTCTTCTTCACCGCGAACTGCTCGAAGCGGAGAATCGGCATGGACTGGAACAAAATCTCCTTGCTCCAGATGGTCTGAATGGCCGCACCGAGAGTGCTGTTGGCGCCCGAGTAGTTCGTCGGAGAAGCCGACAGGTTCGGGGTACCAGTGATCGCGCTTGGCATACTTGGATTTCCTTAGTTACGGGTACTCGACCGAATTACGAGTACAGTCCACGCTGGTTCTGGGCCGCCTGTCCGACGCCCAACTGGCCCCGAATCTTGGCGTACTCCGACATCGGCATATCGCGGAGGTCAGAAAGGGAGTACGACTTAGTGCCCGGATCGGTGTCCATCGGTCCCGTGGTGGAATAGCCGGTGGGGCTCACACCACGCATGGAAGCACGCTGCTGAATAGCGGCCTGCTGGACCGATTCCAGAATAGCCTGGGTCTTCGCCTTGACTGTAGCGATGGAAGCCTCGACCTCCTCCGGCGAATTACCGCCGACGAAGTCGAGAAGTTCGGGAGCGATCTCGTTGGTTTCCTCACCGACGCGACGCTGAATGTAGGTCTGGAGGTTGTTGAACTCCTGCTCCTTCTGGAACAGAAGGCGCTCCTCCTCGCGCTGCCGCTCGATCTGCTCGAAACGGGAGGACCACTCCTGCTCCTTCTGCGCGAGCAGGTCCTTGGCGGACATGTCGTCCTCGGCCAGGCGCTTCGCCTCGGCCGCCGCTTCCTGCTGCTTGCGGGCCGCTTCGGCCTGGGCCTCCTCGCGCGCCTTGCGCTGGGCCTCGATCTCGTCCAGGAACTTCTTGTTCTGCTCCTCCACGGTCTGGAGGCGCTTGTACAACTTGTCCTTCTCCTCCTGACGCGCCTTCTGGATGTCGTCGGCGGTGAACCGAGGCTCAACAGGGGCCGGAGCGGGGGTCTCGACGACAGCGGCCGGAACGGTGAGAACGGGCTCGCCACCCTCGCCGGGCTGCGGAGCGCCACCTGCGATGGGGTGGATCGGGCGGCCGTCCTTGCGGTAACCGAGGACCGTGGCGGCGGGCACCGAGATGCCCGAGGTATTAAGCGTCATGAGCGACGAACTCCTAGTCGGTACTTTTGTCCGGGTCGCGGCGGAGCCCAGCGCGTGGGCCGTATGCCTGTGTCACGATTTCGTTAGTCATCTTCTGAATCTCGGGCGCTGTGATGTTGCCGAGTTCGACACCACCGGGAAGCGTCACCGGATTCGGACCACCAGGCTGCGGGCCGACGGGATTTCCATCTGCATCAGTCTGGGGTGCAGGCGCCTCCGCCCCATCGGGCGGCATTCCCGTCAACTGGAGAATACTCGAATCTATCTGAGCCTTTAGCATTCGCAGAGCGCCTTGCTGCTTGGCGTCCTCGATCTGCTCCTCGAATATCTCGCGTACCTTCTCGTCCGGGAACTCCTCGCCCAAGTCGTGGAGGGCTCCGCGCATGGACTCAAGGCCCATGGACATCTTCGCCTGGATCTCGTTCAACTTGATGAGGGTGTCGACCGGCAGAGGGGCGGGCCATTCGCACTCGGTGAAGTAGGCCATCGGGTCGAGAACGTCGACCATAGGCGGCTGGTCTTCCTTCATGATGCCCTCGGTGGACGGGTCGTACAGCCGCGTCTCGGGCTCGAAGGTAAACAGCGTCTTGAGGATGAGTTCGTTGATCTTCTGGAGACCGACGGAGTACTGCATCTTCTTCTGGTCGTAACGGGACATCATCGGCCGGTACATGATGGCCAAAGCCACGCCCGACGTATTCGACGCAGGCTGCATCTGACCGAGCGCCGTTTCCGGAACGCCCGTGATCTCGTGCATCGAACGCTTGATCATCTCAAGGTACTGAAGCGGTCCGGCAAGGTCGACGCCATTCTCCAAGTTGTACACCTGGGCGTCCTTGGGAAGTCCACCCCACAC